AAGTGTGACTGGAGTTCAGACGTGTGCTCTTCCGATCTGGAATTGCTGACCTTTGCGGCAACTGCTGGGAGTGGGTATCTGGTCTGCGCTGCGTAGATGGTGAAATCCAGATTATACCATACGGAAACGCCATGAAGTCTGATTGCAACATGGGTTCAAATAGTACAGAATGGAAAGCAATTAAGCCGGACGGCACACTTGTTGCGCCGGGAACAGTCGGCACATTAAAGATTGACAGAACCAGCGCCAGTGACGCAACACTGCGCATTAACACGTCAGTTACGACACAGACAACCGACAGCAACGATACAAGCCAGCCTTTCAAGGACGTAAAGGCAGCAAGCGGCGTAAGTATTCCGCAGATTTTAATTGCAGCAGGATTATTCCCAGACAGTGCGCAGACAACGCCGGGCAGATTTTGGGCAAGAAATAACGGCGAAAGACTGCCTGTCCGGGGTTCGAGTTTCAACAGCACTTCCGACGGTGGTGCTGGTGCGCTGCACTTGAACAACCCCCGTTCTCTCGTCAACTACCACGTTTCGTTCCGTTCCGCTTTTGTGGAATAACTGGAAACTGGGAACTGTTATACTGTGGGGCTTACGGCAGTAAGCCCCTATTTTGAAAATACAACAAAGGTGGAATAAAAATGCCGGAAAACACAGCAGAGCAAATGCCACAGCTGGACAATGTGCGGGACAATGCGACGCAGGAAGACTTCAAAATGAAAAACAAAGTATATGAATTGTTATTATATGCAGGACCGCAGCTTGAAGAATTTCCGAGAGCGAAAAGAGAACTTGCAAAGAAAATTGACAGTTCAATGCTTGATGTCCTGCGTCTGGTTGTGGCGCTTGAAAATAAACACTACAAGAAAACGACGCTGGGAGAACTTGACAACGAAGTTGACACATTAAGACATTTGGTAAGGCTTGCAGCTGACCCAGAATATACAAGGAGCAAGAAACCATGTTTGCCAATGAAAAAGTATGAAATAATGTCAAGAAAAATAAATGAAATAGGACGCATGATAGGCGGTTATTTCAACTCAATAAACGGCAGTGAAACCACAAAGAAGAAAGATGGTAAATAGCAGGGTAACACCTGCTTTTTATATTATGGGAATAAGCCGTTAATAGAGGACTTGCCGTGCCTATCCGGGGTTCGAGTTTCAACAACACTTCCAACGGTGGTGCTGGTGCGCTGAACTTGAACAACCCCCGTTCTAACGTCAACAACAACGTTTCGTTCCGTTCCGCTTCACCCCATATTTGCCCGTAGTCGTGCCCACAAGTGGACACGTCCAGTGCATTTGGGTTAAAGGGGTTTATTTCCATTCCAAAGGCTGCCAACCGGGAGCCGTAGGAAAAATATTGAATTGCCGTAAAGATAGTTAGTAAGCCACAGGCTGAAAGTCAGAGCCGGAAACACTGGCACTGAATGTATATATCACGTTTGGGCTGCGGAAGAACCGCAGTTTGATTTGTACGGCGAAATTTTAACAACAGGAGGGAAAAGGGAATTGCACAAAATCAAAAACATTTTCCCTATAATTTATGACTTTGAAAATCTCTTCAATGCGTATAAAGCCGGGATAAAGTGCAAGAGGTACAGACCAGATGTGATGGCGTACACGGATAAGCTGGAAGAAAACTTGATTGAATTACAGAATGAATTTATCTGGCAAACCTACACCGTGGGACGCTACAACATATTTTATGTTTACGAACCGAAAAAGCGCATGATTATGTCATTGCAATTCAAAGACCGAGTGGCGCAGCACGCTATATATAGCCAGCTGAACCCACATTTTGAAAAGCAGTTTATAAATGACAGCTACGCTTGCAGAGTAGGCAAGGGAACACACAAAGCAGTCAACCGCCTGCATAACTGGTTGAAGCAGACAGACCGGAAGCCGCAGCGTTTCTATTATTTGAAACTGGATATTGCAAAGTATTTTTACCGGATAGACCATGAAGTATTGATGGACATTTTGCGGAAAAAGATTGCTGATGAAGATTTGTTGCACGTCTTGTCAGTAATTATAAACTGCGAAGACACAAACTTTGGTCTGCCGCTGGGCGCAGATATTGGCGACGTGGCGTTTGATGAATTGCTGGGAGAAGTTGGGCTGCCTATTGGCAATCTGACTTCACAAATGTTTGCAAATTTGTATTTGAATGAACTTGACCAGTTCTGCAAACACAAACTGCACCTGCGTTATTACATACGTTACATGGACGACATTATAATTTTGCACCCAGATAAAAAGTATCTGGAAAAGATAAAGAACAAAATTGCGGACTTTCTGGGAAAAGAACTGCGGTTGCAGCTTAACAAGAAAACCTGCATAAGACCAACCAGCATGGGCATTGAATTTGTAGGGTTCCGCATTTGGTCAACACACATAAAATTGCGCAAGAAGACGGCAAAGAAGCTGAAACGACGCTTGAAATATATGTTTGCAGCATATCACGCCGGAGAGATTGACAAAGATACACTGGATAGGTCCGTTGCTTCATACCGGGGCATATTGCAGCATTTCAACAGCTACGGTATGCGCCAGAGCCTAAACGAACTGTACTTGCAGGAAATGGGCAAGCCATATCCAGAACCGGAGAAGAAGCCAGCCAGCAAATGCGGTCTATTCTGCGGATATTACGGCAGTGCTGATGATTATATCAAGCAGCCAGAAGAAAAGGAGGTGACGGACAGTGGAAGCAATACAGACGCTTAACCCAGCGGACGTCTGGGAAATGGTACAGAAAGCTATTGTGTGGCTTGCGGGAATTGGGATTGTTATTGACATAACGCCGGGAATTAAAGTACAGCCCGTGCGTTGGTTGATTAAACAGCTGGGAAATCTTATGAACCATGACATGAAAGAACAACTGGACCAGCTGCAAAAAGACTTTACAGACCATAAGGTTGACAGCTGGCGTATGGAAATTCTGGAATTTCAGAGCAGTTGCATAAATCACAGGCGCCATACAAAAGAAGAGTTCGACCATATCATTGACATACTGGCAAAGTATGACAAGTACATCAAAGACCGCAAGTTGACAAACGGGCAAGTTGATGTTGCGCATGAATACATACTGGAAATATACAAAGAGTGTATGCGCACAAATGATTTTGCTTTGTCAAAGCCGGAAGAACCATAGGAGGTACAAAACAGCAACATGAAAAGTTTAATATTTTTTATCATTGGATTTGCACTGGCATTAGCAGTGCTTTTTTTATGGAATTTGCAGTATTTCAGACAGCGCAGGAAGAAGAGAAAAGAAGAGTTGCAGGAACACCAGGAGCGAAAGACCAGCGCAACAAAAATCATTATCTTTTCAATTCTGGCGACCTACTACATAGCATTTGCCGTGGGCGTGTGGGTAGTAGTCACAAAGGATTTTTACCAGTTATCAGTCCTTTTGACGTTCGTTGGCGGGGTAACTGCTGCCGCAGTAGCGTTCTACTGCTGGAAAGCAAAAGCAGAAAACCTGCTGAAAATCAAAGCTGCATACCCGGAGTTGTCCGGCACGCTGTCTGACTTTTCAAGTATGACGCAGTAGCGCCGGGGAGGTATAAGACATGGGACTAATAGGAAAAACAACACCAGAAAAGATTTGGAATTTTCTGAAATCGAAAGGGCTGTCCAGTTGTGGGGCAGCTGGATTGATGGGGAACTTGTATGCAGAAAGCGGACTGAACCCGCAGAACTTGCAGAACAGCTATGAAAAGAAGCTGGGGCACACTGACGCAAGCTACACAGCAGCCGTGGACAACGGCAGTTATGGAAACTTTGCGAGGGACGGCGCAGGCTATGGGCTGGCACAGTGGACATACCACACCAGAAAAGCCGCTTTGCTGGAATATGCAAAAGCAGCCGGGAAGTCTATTGGCGACCTTGAAACCCAGCTGGGGTTCCTTATGAAAGAACTGACAGAGGGCTACAAAGCCACGCTGTCAGTATTAAAGAGCGCACAGACCGTCACTGCTGCTTCAAATGCAGTGCTGACACAGTTTGAGCGCCCAGCAGACCAGAGCGACACGGTGAAGACAAAGCGTGCAGGATATGGGCAGAAATACTATGACCAGTACGCAGCCGGAGCCGTTAGCAATAAAAAGAATGGAGGTACAAGCAATATGAATGTATCAGAAGTAAGAAAGAAATTTGCAGCAAGGGCGGCAGCGTATGTGGGAGTGAAAGAGGGCACAGCCCAGCACCACGCAATCATTGACGCCTACAACAACCACAAGCCATTAGCGCAGGGGTACAAAGTGACATACCATGACGCATGGTGTGCAACTTTTGGTTCAAAGATTGCCATTGAAGCAGGCTACACAGATATTATTCCTACGGAGTGCAGCTGTGACCGTCAGATTAAGTTGTGGCAGCAGATGGGGCGCTGGTGCGAGAATGACGCAAAGGTGCCGGAACCGGGCGACTATATCTATTATGACTGGGACGACAACGGCGCTGGTGACTGCAAAGGCAGCGCAGACCATGTGGGCGTTGTAGAAGGCTGTGACGGTCACACAATCACGGTTATTGAGGGCAACAAGTCCAATGCCGTTGGAAGAAGAACACTGGAAGTCAACGGGCGCTATATCAGAGGTTATGGCGTGCCGGATTTCTCAAAGAAAGCAACCAGCGAACCTGCAAAGCCTGCAACACCTGCGCAGCCAGCACAGGGAGCAACAGGGGAGCAGGTATACACCGTGCAGAGAGGTGACACACTTTCTGGCATTGCTACAAAGTACGGCACCACATACCAGAAGTTAGCAAGCTACAATGGAATTGCAAACCCTAACGTCATTAGCGTTGGGCAGAAAATCAAAATTCCGGGAAGCGGTGTGCGTACATACACCGTGAAGAGCGGTGACAGCCTTTGGGCTATTGCTGCAAAGCAGCTGGGCGACGGTTCCAGATACAACGAAATCAAGACCATGAACGGTCTTACAAGCAACACAATTTACGCTGGGCAGACATTGAAGCTGCCTGCATAATCACGGGAGGAAAAGAAAATGGATAATGTAATTTATGCAGCTGTATATTTTGCCGTAACACTGGGGGCGTTCTTGATTGGAAAGTACGTTTGCCCAAACATTCCAAAGACCGTCACAGATAAGCTGGGCGAACTGTCAGAGTGGGCAGCAAAGTTTGTGGAATGGGCAAAAGAGTTCAAAAAGGACAAGACCGGAGAAGAGAAGATGGCAGCAGTTGTGGAGCAGTTGAAGAAGATTGCTGATGAAGCCGGGCTGAATGTCACAGAAGACCAGCTGAAAGCCATTGCACAGACAGCATACAATGCCATGAAAGCCGGAGAGAAAGAAAGCAACACCGCAGAACCACTGGAAGCACTCACAGCCACACCAGCTGCAACGGTAGTGATTAACACCACGGCGCCAGTGACAACAACAGAGAAAGTGGCTATTGCCACAGACAACGTGCCGGAGGGCGCCACAGAAACCAACGCAGACGGCACAGTGAACCTTTACGACGCAGCCGGGAACATTACCGGGAGCGTGACAAAGGAAGAAGCAGAGAAGATGGCGGCAGAAGTCACAAAGATTGTTGATGAAGAGGGAAACACGCTGGCAGACCTTAAATAATGCCGCTGACGCTTTGCAGAATAAGCCAGAATGAGAAGAAAAGACCGTAAGTGGGCAAATACACCACTTGCGGTCTTTTTGCGTTTACGGGGCAAATACGGCGTCATTTACATTGTGCCGATAAAATCAGAACTGGTAAGCGCCCAGAACTGGGCTGCGTGTATAGTTGGAAACTTTGGTATTTCCCATGTGATACCGTCATACACAATCTTGTATATGCCGCCTTTGTTTACCGTCAGATAGTATTTATCAGTATCACTTTTCCGGTCTGCCGGGTGCGTGTCCTGCACCATGAATGAAAGCCCGTTCTTTCTGAAACGTCTATTATAAGATTTTCCCATATATTATCACCATTCTTTCTGGGCGGCAGCAGCGCCGCCCGTGTAGTTATTAGTCAAGGCAACATTCCATTGAAATTGGATATTGCGCTTTTAATTTTTCAAAAGCCGCCTTTGTGACCCGGTAGCTGCGCCAGTTTTCAATTTTCTTCTGGCAGCCATCAATCCAGTGGGCTTCAATTTCTGTTATGCCCCTGCCTTTTAATTCAAGCGGGGTATCAACAAAATAATGTTTGCCATAATATGAAAGGCTGGCTTCCATCTTGACTTCTGGCTTGCGCTGTCCCATTTCTGGGGTGTAGCAGTGCAGCCCGTTTATTCTATCTTCCATGTAAATGATTTTTCCCATATCGTTTGACCTCCGTGTGTTTGATTTCTTTAACTGTCTTTATTATATACTTACGGAAGTATAAAAACAATGGGCAAAATACACAAATATACTTCCGTAAGATTGTATAAAATGTATACTTCCGTAAGAAAACAAAGTGTGATATACTGATTAAAAACCATAGGAGGTGCAGAAAATGCCAGATACAACAGAAAAGAAGACTATACCGAGAGGACCAGCAGCAACGGCAGCAAAGAACAAATACCGTGATAATAATTATGACCGCATGGAACTTGCGGTGCCAAAGGGCATGAAAGCCCGCATAAAAGAGATTGCAAAAGAACAGGGCTATTCATCACAGAACAACTATGTTGTGGAAGCCGTGAAAGAGAAGTACCAGCGGGACACCGGGGAAGAACTGACGTGGAGGAAAGAAGAGGAATAGCGCATGGCAAATGTACGTTTTGGAAATATAGACAGAACACCAGAAGCAACCGGGAAAAGCGTCTGGGGTTGGTACACTGAACCGGAGCAGGTGACAGAAGAAAAAAGACGGGCAAGAACAATGGCAGAAAGCCTTGCTGCCGCACATGAGGTCATACCGTTGCGGGGAGGAATGGCAAGCACAGAACCAGCGCACAGAGAGTGCAAAGGCTGCACGCAGCAACCATATTGCGCAGGCTGTATGAAAAAATATAAAGATTTCAAAATAAAAGAAGATGGCAGGAAAGCAAGAATAATCATGGCGCCAGACACGAAAAGGAGAGTTGAAGAATATATGAAAGAGAAAGCGGAGAGGGAAAACGAGTGATAACAAAAGTATTTTTGGAACTTACAAACGGGCGCACATACAACATTGACGCAGAAATTGAAGAAACAAAGATGGGCTACAAAATAACGCTTCCAGATGGGAGCGGTGCGGAAATAAGACGGGATATGATAAAAAGAATTGAAATGGAAAAAGAAAGCGCACAAATAATAGCAGTGGGAGAAGTAGAACCGCATATCATGCCAAAGAGTGCGCCACACTACAATATAATTGAGCCGGAAAAAATTGAAAAATTTAGATAAAACGCTTGACTTTATACTTCCGTAAGTATATAATGAAGATAGTTAAAGAAGCAACAACACTTTAACGAATACGGCAAGGGAAAGGAGAAAACATGGCAGACAATATGACAGATAAACAGTTTGAAAAAATCTTGAAAATGGTTGGAATGATTTTGGACGGCTGCAAAGACCTTGACGAAGCGAAAGCAAAGGTAAAGGAACTTACAGAAGACCAGAA